CTTTGCTGGTCTTTCGATAATTAGCACCTTTACCGCTTGTGGTCCGGCTAATAGCTTTATCTTTTCTAGTAGCCACTGTTTGACAGCCTTTGTTGGGTTGTTCCACGAAAAAAATTATACCTTGTTTATGCTTTTCAATAAACCGTTTTATCGCTTCTATAAGATTTCTCTTGTGTTACCCCGCAAGTACCCATATAAAGATTCGTGAAGGTTGAAACCAGAGATTGGGAGATCTAAGATGCCACAGATAGAGTTTGAGCATGAAACAACAGACGGTCTTATCCTGCGGGTGACCGCTGACATTAGAATAGGTCGTAGAGGCTACTCCGCCGACAGGAACGGCCCAGGTGAACAAGACGAAGAATCTACAATTAATATTGTTAAGGTTGAAGTTAAAAAATTCGAAGAGGCACTTGAGGAACTTGAGGGTGCCGCTTGGTCAAGATACGAAGGAGAGATTTAGTTCATCCTGTATATTCTCTACTGGATTAGGCTGATACCCCAGCCTACCTCCGCACTGTCGCCCCTGTAGCCCAGAGGGTTCCGGTGCGGAGGATTGAATAAGGACAAACCACATGTTTTCTGCATTAGCCTGTATGGCAGTCGCTATTTACTTCGAGGCAAGAGCCGAGCCCTTAGCTGGTCAGCTTGCCGTTGCTAACGTGGTCATAAATAGAGTGATGGACGACAGGTATCCTGACAATGTGTGCGAGGTCGTAACACAAGGGAAACTCGGCAGTAAGACGAGCAGCATAGTTCGCAGGGACAAGTGCCAGTTTTCTTTCTATTGTGATGGAAAGTCCGACGTTCCCACTGACGAGTCTGCATTTAGACACTCAATTGATGTTGCAAGTAATATACTGGGAGGCGTCTGGATAGACCCAACGGAAGGAGCAACCCACTATCATTCAATTGATGTGCATCCAAGATGGGCTAAGTCAAAGACAAGAGTGGTAAGGATAGAGAACCACATATTTTACAGGTGGGATTAAATGCCAAGGGTAAGAAAAGAAAATTTACAGGGTTGGCCTACGTGGATAAAGAACAAGGACGAACGGGAGGCTTACATTAGTAAATCCATGAACGGCCTACGGTACGATGGTGCTAATGAAGTTCGTTTCAAACAGCCTCTAAACAAAGTTATCCAATGGAACCAAGTTCAGAAATTTAAAAGGGCAGCGTTATGATAAGAAATATACTTCTACAAATTAGCCACTACGCGGCTAAGTTTGACAGTTACATGTGGAGCAAGCTGCACGGTAAACGTCGTTAGTTTGCAGGATGTTTTCCATTGTGAAGAGATTCTAATTTTTTAATACGTTCTGAATTGACTTCACTTGTCAGTAGAATACGTTCCATTTCTCGGTGTTGTTTCTCTAATTTGACGGGACTTAAAATACCGGACAACACATCCGTCTTCTGGCTATTAAGATCAATCATATTTTCGTGTTTGTCGCTTCTCTGATCGAGAGACCTTAGTCTGTTCTCATAGTCTTTTTGTAAGCCATTAAGCTGCTCAATGACATTAGCTAACTTCTGTTTTACAATTACTGACGCAGAAACAATAGAAACTAAAACGGCCCCTAACGATAACAACAACTTAATATCAATTGATCCGTCCATAATTTATTCCGTTTTAATTGTTTTTATAAAATCAAGCACGTACCCTGCTCTAGATGGATAGTTTCGTTCTACTGCTTTTTCTACATCTAACAGAGAGCCAGCTTCCATTTCAAAATATTGAACTTCTTCAAATGCTAAATCTATAGGGCCAGTAAAATCTTCACCAGATCGAAGGGCATTTCTTACAAATTTATTATAGACGCCCACCGTAAAAAACATCTAACAAGCTCCGTCAACGCAACGGTTAATCCAAATTACGTACCCTGCTCCCCCTGATAAAGCGATAATGGCTAATAACTTTCCAAACTCTTTTAGCCAGTAAAAACATTTGTCATAGAACTCTTTGTCTGCCTGTTGTTTCTCTTTTAGAGCTTTAGCTGCTTTAACCTTGTTTTCCTCAGCAACTTTTAAACGCCGTGTGCGTTCTTCTTTAATCGCTGCCCATGTACCAAAGCCAAACTTATTATCAATATCTATTTCTAGATTACGCATTCTAGTTTTATTGTTACGATCTTCAATAACATCAGTAACAACTGACTTTATACTAGAGTCACCGTCTTTTAACTCTGAGGATTTTGCTGCCTTTGCAGCTCTTTCTGTGTGACTGAAGAGTTGCTCTATGGAACCAGCAATATCTTTTATATCAGTGGCAGTCTCCAGTAATTTCTTTGCGCCCGCAATGGCAAGGCCAATTGTAATTGGGTCCATACGTCCACCTACTTCTTGCTCTGCAAGCTACGGTCCCCAAACCACCATGTAACAGCAGAAGAAGTCATGAACAATATTGAGTCGATAACGCCAGCTTTCATGGCAAAATCGTTGGTGGTAAAGTAGATCCCTCCGACAAGGATGAGAAGAAACCCCGTGAGTACAGGGCGTACAAGACGAAGCACATCCACCACCCAACGATGAGGCTTACCCATACCTGCATCGTGCGCGTAGGACGCCGTTCGGAGTTCAGCGGATGTTTTGGCAGCGGTGATCGCAAGTTCGTTTTCAGTCTCAGCGGTCTTCAGAGCAGCCTGTCTGTCGAGCAGCTTCAACTCTTGCTCGTATTCCAAAGCTTTGTCTTTTCGCTTTTGACCCGCTTCGAATATGCCTATACCTTTTGACAAGAGACTGCCAATTAAACCAGTCGCGCCGCCAGTTAATACTGATGAGATAATTCCAAACATAATTTAATCCTTTACCATTTGCCCCAATTTCTTCCGGGGCGCGTGTCAACATGAAGAAAGGTCTTGTACTTTCCAAACGATCCGAATCCTGCTTGTTTGCACTGTTGTAAAAGTTGCTTCCTGTCATGTCCTGTAAGTGAGATGTCGAAAGCAATTCCGCTACGGTGCGCTGACAACGGTGCACCGCCGACTTTAGCGTTATGAAGCCTTGACCGATACGCGCTGTTAATTTTGAACGCCTTATCTGCCAGAATACGCGCTCTAACCAGAACATTAAGTCCTTGAGGATTGACCAGCAATTCGTCAGTTCCTTTGCAAGCAATCTCTTCAGGCTTGAAATATGGTCCCCAAATCCAGTCATATTCTGATTCCTCGTAATGGTCGTATAACACTACTTGTTAACCTTCTTTGTTCTGACTGCGCTTGACCGTTTATACCAGCCATGGTAAAACATCAACAGCAGCAGTACTAGCTGAATCGTAGGTAGGCGTCTCTTTCCTCAGACTACCGAACCAATTAAATTAAAAAGATACTGTGTCGGTTAACAGATTTTAAACTTTCCGCCGCGAATAGCGTCGCCCATCCCACGGTTCTTACCAGAAACCATTGAGGCTTTATCAACGTTCGGAGTCTTCTCGTCTTTTGCATCGTTGTAAGGAACGTAGCCCTGATCTTTGACTACAATGCCCTTTCGTGTAACTCCTGTGGAAGATTCTTTTTCCATGACTTTCTCCTATTTACCTTGTTGTTTCATAATCTCTCGTTCGCGAGCAGCTTGTATCCTAGCAGCTACAATGCCTTCTTGAGATTCTATTCGAGCAGAGCCCAACTGTGCGTTGTTTTGAGCTTTCTGTTGATCTAAAGACAAACGAGCCTGATCTATCTGGTTTTCTGCGGCATCTTGCTGAGACCGCATCTCCAGGTCCTGTTGCTTAAGAGCAATAAGAGGATCGGGAGCTCCTCCACCACTTATTTGAGTGCTCATAGACTTAACTTCTTGCATTCCCTGAGCAACAAGACCAGCTACCATAGACTCAATTTCCAACGCCTGCTGTTCATTTGGAGGCTGTCCTTGAAGTTTTTGCCCAACTTGAGCCGTGACTTGTTCTTTAGCCTTTATAGAAACATGCTCCATAACATGCTTTTGCAAAGCCATAGCTATCGCGGGCATCTGAGCCACCATAGGAGACGAACCAAAGATAAGATGCGCCATTATGTGTGCGTCGTGGTTCTGACCTTGAAAAACAGTTAGGGGTAAGTTTTCTAAGGACTCTGAGTTCTCCACTGCGGGATCTTTAGGCGTAGGCTCTCCCTGCTCAACCGGCTTTAGTATAGAATCTACATCCTTGACACCCACCGCCGTATACATGCGACGGTACGCTTCGTACAAATTGTGAAGCTCCGGAGCCGATTGCGCCAACTGTAGTTCCGTCTGCGCGAGTGTGACTCTCTGCGCCATGGAAAAGATGTTGGGATCAGATACCGGCAGTATATCAACCCTATCATCAAAATCCTCCGCTTTTACAGTTCGTTCCGCGCCTACAACGTTATATGGATATTCTTGAGGAAGGTACTCCCCAAAAACACTTGCAAGAAGTTCAAACTCGTCTTTTTGAGCATAGTGAAGCCGCTTGTGTATAGCAGACATCACCTTTGCACCCTGCTCTAACATAGCAATAGTTGTTCCAACCGCTGCCTGTTGATTGCCGTCTCCTACTTGCAGGTTAGAAACCGCTGCAAAACGTTGACCCGCCTCTACGCAAAAACCCATCAACTGAAACAATGTTTGATCCGCACCTTTGTAAGGAAGCAGCATCAGAGAGTCCCTGATAGAACCACCGGGGGCATCCACATCCCTAAACTCACCGGGTGACAAAGGCTCGTCATCATTCCGTATTCGAAGACCGCGACTTTTAAATCCTGCGGGAAGATTAGAAAGAGTTCCAGCGTCAATAAGCTGACGAAGAGCAGCAGTAGCCGTGCGGCTAAGACCGCCAATCATGTGTATCAAACCAAGGCCATAGAACCCAAAACCGGGGAGAAACTTGAAATGAACAAAGTACTGTTTCTTTTTCCTGCGAGAATCATCCGGATCGTAGTTTCTTCGTATACTAAGAAGCTTTCCGCTGCTTTCCGACACAGTAACTACATAGGGGAGCTTAATACCGGTGGGTTCTCCGTCCTCGCCCTCGTCTTCGTAACCTTCAAGGTCTAAATCTACGTGACATTCAAGAAGTGTGACTTCTTGGTCCAGGTGAGTGGGTGATACGCCAGAGATTTCGTCCATCTCTTCTTTAATATCAGAAGGATCCGACTGAGATGCCGACACTTCTATGTCGGAATAGAAACCCGCAACTTGTTTTTTCCGTAGCTCGTTCTCGCTGATCTGAATTACATGCGTAACATTTTCTGCGGTTTCCAGATCGGTAGCCGTGTAAGGAACAACCAATTGCTCGGCAGGCACAAACTTGCTTACTGCGCGTTCCAAGAACTCGTCGTAATAAACTTTCTTAAACGTAGAGCCTGAAAGCGGTAAATAAAACAACATTTGATCGAACTCAGGCGTGTATTCTTTCATCACGCACGTAATCTGATAGTTCATAAAATGTCGAACACGTTCGGCTTGATTCTGTAAATCCGGAGTAACTTTGCCCATTACCTCTGTGCGGACAGGACCTCCAGCAGGAAGAAGCTCACCAAAAGCCTGAGCCTGAAACTGCGTTACGGCTTCTGCAAGAAGAGGGTGTGTCACACCAGTCGCACCACGAAAAGGTTCTGAACGTTCTTCATACCTAAAGCCAAGAAGTTCAAGACCTGTCCGATAAGCTTCTTGCCAATCTTTGCGGCTTTCTTTGTTAGCTTCGTACTGTTCCAAGAGATCAGAGGAAACTACCTCCGCTACGCGGTCGTCAATGTTATCAGCAAGGTTAGCGTAAAAGTCACCAGTGTCCGGGGCTTCCATGCGGGGATCAAAGTCCACTACCACACTGCCGTCTTCTTCTAGTTCAATGTTCAAACCGGGAGCTTCTATAACGGTAGAGTCATCTAGCTCTACTTCCGCAGGGTCGCCCTCTTCTACATCCACAGGAGGTATTTCATTGCGTCGCTCTACAAGGGAGGCCGTGCCGAAATTACTTCTGGGAAGAGGGTTCTTCGCCATTCTAGTAACCTCTTAAGGACATTATGCCGCCGCCTGCCATTGCGGGTGGCGTGTAGGTATTAGTCGCAGGATCAAACCCAGGATTTGTTGTGACACCAGATCCCAGAGGAGGAGATTCATTAGTTGATTGAACAGGAGAACCAAGCAACTGAAGGGTATCGCTAACAAATTTACTTCCCGGACCACCTGAGTTTACAACACCCATAAGA